GTCTTTTTGACCAGAGGTGACATCTTCAGGTTCTTTTGGTACGCCGCAATTACTTCATCACTCCAGATTTCCAACGCTATCTGATGTAGCGTCCGACTATAGCATCACAAGAGTTGTAGTATTCTCTCTTGTGCCTTCTCACTTAGTCTGTGCGGGTCACGCTTCATTAGCTTAAGCTCCTCTCGGATAGCGTCTCGTACCTCTGTACCGACCTGCTTTCCTTTGATGTTTGTCTCCATCCAAAGACAAAAACGGGCTTGTTCCCTCTTCAGGAAAAGATTGTTGACTACGTTTCGTAACACTGGACAGGCTTGTCTGTAACCACTCCACGAAAGAGTTACTGCATCCTGCCAATTAGGGTTTTTGTTTTCTCGGCGTTCTATGTGACCGCCTAATGAGTTTTGTATAAGCCCTAATAGTGCTAAGGTGTTTGCTGCCATTCCAAGACGTAATCTTGGTCTAACGTAAACGCTCTTAGTAACTTGAACGTCTATACACCCTTCGCCGTCAATCAATCCTGCTAAATACTTCCAACTTACACGCTTCATGGATTTCCTCCGAACTGCGTTTGTTAGTTTGTCGTGTTCCCTCTGATTACCTCGTAAGGCTTCCAGTTATTCAGAGAAGGTTTTACATCCCCAAAAATTAAAGGTTAGGGATAAAGGTTCCAGCGGCTGTCTTATCGACAATTGCGTTAGCTGTAGGATATACAGCAGAGGTTTCACCAGCCATCGTAAATCTCCTTAGTTAGGCTATTTGACTCGACCCTCTGCATACGCATTAAAAATTTCTTGTGATAATGCTTGGTAACGCTCTGGGTCGGTCTTCATTAACTTAATAATATCAGCACGACGATAGACTTTCTTGCGTGTTCCTTCTCCTGTTCCTCTAGCGTTGCCTGTACTTGCGGTCTTCAGTTGTTGCTTACGCGCTTGCTTTTCAACTGCGGCAGTCTGTTGGGCTACCTGATTACGCTCCTTCCAGAGCGAGAACAGTTCGTTTGCTGCATCGTAATCGTACTGTTGATCCGCTTGTACAAACAGTTGAGTCCGTATCTTAGATCCTTGTACCCACTCAGCAAACTTACCGTCTTGCAAAATCTCTTGCATGTCGGGATGGTTAGCCTTAAGCTGTGCCATCGTAGCTTGCTTTTTGTACTGCTGAGTGTATTCCTCAGCTTCTCGGATCTTAGGATGGTTCTCAATCGCTCGACTAACAGCAGTCTTAGGATCAGTAAAGAAGTCTATATCGTCTTCTTCTTGCTGTTGTTGAGGTGCTTGTTGCTGTGAGAGTTGTGCCTGAATGTAGTCGTCAACGACCTTTCGTAGTTCACCAACTTCAGAGCTTTGCTTACCCATCAGCTTTTCAGCTTCTTGGTGCATCTGGACAACTTCCTCTAAGGATTTGCCTCGATACTTCTCTGGTATGGTTTCCGGTTGAGCTACCTCTTCTTCTTGAGACTCAAAGGATTCCTGTTGATCTACTACGTCTGTTTCGTTGTTGTCTTCTTCGGGGCGCTCGTCTATGAGTTGTGCTCGTGACATTATTTAAGTTCTCCGCCTAAGTGGTTATGGAGTGGATTTACGTCCAGCCTTTTCGTGTTCTCGTACCCACTTCATGTGCCTTCCCGGAAAATCACCGGATGCACCTTCTAGTACGCACTGTGTTGCTGATACGACTCTTGTAGCATTCGCGCCACAACCGCACCTACTGGTTGTAACGTTACTCTCTACAAATTCTTCAAAAAGATGACCATTGGTACATCGAAAGTCGAATACTTTAATCATCTTCTTCTTGTTCTTTCGATTGATCTTCAAATGCGTTATTAACAGCAGTTTCAAGATTAATAACGTGAGCCAATACGTTTAACTGTCCTTTGCGGAAGTACATATCGTCAACGTCTTTAGTTGCTTCTACTGAGTTAATTACCACTGCATTTTGTGCTAGCTCTTCGATTAGCTGTTTCCATCCTTGTGAACGGAAAAGGTCGAAGTACGTGTTGTAATATTTTTCTAATTCAGGTGTCATTGAGGCCCTCTTGGTTGTCTCATTAGTTACTATACACTATATATTATACCATATTTTTGACTAAAAGTCAAGTCCTTTTGGTATTATTACCAGTCTTTCTTCTTTTGCCTGACGCGGTAACGGAGTGTTTAACACGCGCTGATCCGCTTCGTTTGCGGAGAATAGATTCGTTAATCTCCGCATCTTTGCTGCAACGGCTTAGGACTTCCTTTTGGTAATATTACCGTTATTTCTTTCTAGCAGTCTTCGCTGCCTTCTTAAAGGCTTTTGCAGTAGGAGCACCCTTAGATCCGGGTTTACGCATCTTCTCCCCTGATCCAGCGGCTATTCTCTTACGTTTGGCGTGGATATTGGCGTATAGTCCTTGTTTAGCCATTACTTCTTAGCCTTTTTCTTTTTCATAGCGGCTTTAGCTTTAGCCGCCGCAGCTTTGCCTTTTGGGGTATATGCGTAGTGTTTTCCGTTTACTTTTGGCATTACATTTCTCCTAGTTCTTCCATTGATACAACCCATTGTTTAGGTATAACTAGCTCTGCGTCTCCTTCGGTAATATTACCGTCTTCGACTAACATATGTGGACATATGATTATCTTGTCCTCATCGTTAACTAAAACAACACCACAAGAAACAGCAGTAGCTATTTTAGCTTGCGTAAGCTCGTCTAACTCTCGCCAGCCCACGTTTGCTCCTCCTTGAGCATCTTTCCACACAACCTTGTATATCTTTACCATTTGACTTTATCAGCCCAGTAAGCAGCAGATAGTTTTCCTTTAGCAATGTTTTTTGCGTGTCTAGCTTTAAACGATTTTTTTCTAGCTTTTTCTGAAGCTGTTGTTGGATTTTTTCCAGCACCTGATACTCCTTGTTGTCCGAACCGAATTGTTTTAACTTTGTCGCCTTCTTTGGCAACGACTACGTGAGACTTCTTAGGATGATTCGGAGTTCTCTTTGGTTTGTTGAACCCGCTTACTCCTGCTCGTGCTAGTCTTGGATCCTTCTCCTTTGCCATCAGATTTCTCCTGTTGGTGCTGGGCCGACACTTGGCCCTCTAGGTCCGCGAGGCGCTCCTCCATTTTCTCCAGTTTGTCGAAGTGGGCTTGGAACCCCTTGTTGATCTGGCTGATTAGGCTGTCTAGTTCTTTTTGAGTCATTAACATCTAACTTTCCTCTTACCTCTGTTTCTTTTAGTAAAGCCTGTGCAACTTTAAGTCGTCTCTCAAAGTCTTTCTCGTCTTGGTCACCTTCTCTCATGTTTCTGGTGACTGCCTCAATCTTATCAATTTCAACCTCTACAGGGGCCAACTGAGCGTCTATCATGTACTTCTGCGCTCGTGCCTGAGACTCAGCAGCTTGTGCGTTAAGTGCGTTAGTTTGGCTCTGCTGGAACTCAAGCTGTGCTTGCTGTGCTTGCTGTGCTGCCTGTTGTGCTTCTGGGTTAGGCTGTGAGGCTTGCTGCATAGATGCAATAAGTTCTTCACGGTTGCTAATATTCATGTTGTCGATAATGCTTTGAATCAACACAGGGTAAATTGGAGAGTCTTGTTTCATTGTTTGAAGTAGTTGTACAAGCTGAGTTACTTCGTACTCTCTAGCAATAATGCCTAGCGTACTGGTAGCATTAAACTTGTAGTCAGCTACTGGATAGTTTTCTGGGTCGAATTGCATGTACCTATGCGCTGCTTTCTTTACAAAAGGCAACAGGAACGACTGCTGGAAGTTAATCAAAGTACGCTTGTGGCGCTTAATGATTGCGCCTAGAGACATACTTATTCCTGCGGCAGTCGCTTCGCCATTAACCTGTCCAGCAATACCGGCGCTATCAACAGCTCCTGTTGCTTGCTGTACCATTTGCTGAAGCGCTGAAGCCTGTGCAAAAGTAATTTGGCCCACATTTCCAAAATTAAAAGGTTGAAGTACTTCACGGGGATCACCATTCGTCAGTATCATTTTACCCGGACGCACTTCGGGTTTTGCGCCTCTCGGCAGTCGGGTTGCGTCGATAGCCAACATAGGATGTATGGTTAACGACAATGCGTCAATACGAGCGCGTAGCTCGGTATCTAGTGCTTTTTGAGAGTTGTAGCCTTTTTCACAAACACCTCGTCCCCAGAAACGACTGGGTACAACGTCCCAAGGAAACGCAACTACAGGACGGTCTTGCATCATGTAGGGGTTTGCTTCAGCTTTAAGCAAGACTCCGCCATTGGCAACAACAACAATAGCTTCTACGTACATAGAGTTTTGCTCAATGGTGTCGTCTATAGCCTCCTCAAGAAGTTGCTTAGGCACGAGACCGTAATACTTAGTTAGCCTAACCTTATCGTCGTTGTACACCGTGAGGTCTTGGTCAGGCTCTAGGTCAGTGTCAGGAGCAGCGTTAGCTACGTATACGTCACGGTAGACTCCCTGCTCTTGCAACAGTTCTACGTGATGTCGGCTAACAAACTCATCTATGGCAACACCCATAGCGTCTTCTACAGACGTAGCTACAGGGTCGATAAGGAAGTTCTGAGGCATTACAGGCTTTAGCTTGACAACTACACGATCAGTAATGTTTACGCCTATAGCTTGCAACTGTCCGTCCATAATAGGTTGAGTTGCAGGTGCCATTTCTTTAGCTTCTTCAATAACAATTTCACCGATGCCAGTGCCAAAAACAGCAGCGTTAATTAGACACTCAGCAACAGCTTTTCGTATCTTACACTGCTCAAAGTCTTCTGTTAGTTTCTTACGGAGGTACTGAATGTCTTGCTTTTCAGGATCATTAGAATCGTCTGTAATGTCAAACCACTTACCACGACCAAACGTGGCTTCTTCTAGTTCTGCTACATTAGACTCGACAGCTTGTTGAAGTGCAGGAGAAATAATCCGACTACGCTCAGAGGAACGCTCACGGTCAGCAGGATCCCAGATGCCACGCCACAGTCTGTAGTATTCGTCAAAATCTGCTTCGTAATTTGATTCAAAATTATCACGCCAGTCTTCGCATTTGTTAATTACCCAACCTTCTATGGTTTCTCCCATCATCAGTGGGTCTGGGCTGTATAGTTCACTCACTTTAGTACCCCGCTACAATATCTAAAATTTCAGGCTCTTCGAACTCTAGTTCTGCTATCCCGTATGGGACGTTAGCAAGCTGATCTATGTACGCCAACGCATCAACTAAGTCGTCATGCGTCAGCGGATCAGGGAATTGAAACAACTGATCGAGGAACCTTGCGTTCCAGTCACCTTTGTTTATGCTCACAATTCCGTTCTCAAAGCGCCCTTGCAGCGCCCACATGACCCTATCGGTTTTCTTCTTGTTACCGTGGGTAAGCTCTTCTACTCTGAAGAACTGTGCGTACTTCTTTTGCAAGTCCATAAG